GCGACGGTCGCGGCGCCGGCCGCCAGATTGAGCGGGAACGGCAGGCTCTTGATCGCATTGACGACCGCCTCGGTCGCACCGACCGCGATACGCGCGACGCTGTTGGCGATCTTGGTGCCGGTCTCGATCGCATCCTGTGCGATCGCACGGACCGACAGCGCGAACTGGACCAGGCGGAATGCCTTCTCGGCGGTGGCCATCGCCTTGTAGCCGTCCGAGCCTTCCTTGAAGAACCCCTTGGCGGCCGACGCCATGTCGCCGAACGCGCCGATCTGCGCCGACGACGAGCGGATCGCGAACATTTCGTTCTCGCGATCGATGCGGGTCTGGTCGCCATGCGCATCGCGGATGGCAGCGGCGTGCGCTTCCTGGAGCTTGGCCTGGTCGGCGTAATAGCCGGTCATCACGGTGAGCGTATCGCCGATCGCCGTGCCGACGCTGCCGAATGCCTCCGACATGCCCTGCGCTGCCCGCTGCGCACTCTGATCGATCGTATCGAACAGGTCGGCCGTCGCGGTGAGCGAGGCGTTGTAGGCGTCCTGCTGCTCGGTCAGTGCCTGCTGACCAACCGCGATCTCGACCTGCTGCTTCACATACGCGTCGCGATCGGCCGGATTGAACTTCTGCGCCTCTTGCATCGCCTTCAGCGTGGCGAGCGCGCGGACGCGTTCCATATCGGTCGCGCCGATCAGCCGCTGCTCTTCGCGCAGCTCGGCGAGCCGATCGTTGCCGGTTGCCGTCGCCGAATTGAACTGCGCTGCGCGCTCCGACACGGTGAGCGCGTCACGCGCAGCGCGCTGGTCGGCCAGCGCCTGGGTAGCGCGCGCGGCCTCGGTGGTGAGACCCCGCGTGCGCGCCGCCTCGATCGCGGCGAGCAGCGGCAGATCCGCTATCTGATCCTTGACCAGGTCGGCCGCGCGCTCGGCGGGCACGAGGCCGGCCGCGACCTGCGCATTGACCATCATTTGCGCCGCGGCCTGGTCGCGCGCGCCGGCGGTCGACTTGGCGGCATCCGATACGCGCTGCGCGATCGCAAGGCGGACCTGACGGTCTACCGACGCTTCGATATCGGCCTGCTGCTTGATCGCCTTGCTCTCGGCTTTCACGCGCGCCTCGGCAATCAGCGCCGCAGCACCGGACACGCCATAGGCGTCGGCGAGCTTATACAGGTTGCGGATCTGCGCCTCGACCGCCTCGGCATCGCGCACGAGCGATTCGGCGTGGCGATCGACCGGCGTGGTCTTCGGCGTCCGGTCCGCCTTGATGGCGTTCGCCTTCTTGACCGCATTGGCCTGCGCATGGTCGATCGCATTCTTCGCAGAGTCGGCGACGAAGTCGTTCGTGCCCTTGATTACGGCTCCGGCGCCATGCGCATATCCCTTGCCGAAAGCAGTGCCGAGCTTGCTACCCGCGGTTGATACGGCCTCTGCGGCGTCGTCCCAGCCCATCGCCTTCAGGACCGGGCCCGCGAAGGTGCTGATCGCGCTACCGATCGACTTCAGCCACCCAGCGACGGTGTCGTAGATGGAGCTGAACGTTTGGGAGATGGCACTGCCCGCCCACGTCGCAGCTGCAACGACAGGCGCGAAAAAGGATGCGACTGCGGTCGCTGCGGCAGAAACATAGGCCGAGACCGACGTGGAGATGCTGCCCCACAGTTCTACGATCGCGGCGTAGGTGCCGGTGAACGTGCCGTAGATCGACGCGAGGAAGCCCTGAACCTGCTGCGCGTCGTTCGGCGAGAACAGGTAGTCCATGATCGACTTGCCCGAGCCGCCAGCGTTCATGCCGTCCGAGATCGTCTTCCAGACGCCGGCGACCATGTCGCCGGTCGTCACGGACACGTCGCCAAGCTTCTTCATCTCCTTGTGCGTCAACCCGAGGCCCTCGGCGAATTTCTTCATGCCGGCATCGTCATCGATCTGCTGTTTCCAGCGATACAGCGCGACGCCGGCAACGGATGCCACGGCGATCGCTGGTAGGAACGCGACCGCTAGCCCGCCGACCTCGGCAGCGAAGCCCTTCAGACCGCCCTCGGCCATCTGCGCGACCTGGAAGATCTGTGCGCCCTGCTGAATGAGGACCTGCATAGGCTTCTGACCGGTGAGCAATCCTTGCGTAATATCCGGCAGTTGGACCGCGATGTTCTTCAGCGCACCGCCGCTCTTGCGCATGGCTCCGCTCATCTCGTCATGCGCCTGCCCGACCTGACGAAGCCGGCCGGTCAGGACGTCCTGCTGACGTGCGTATTCAGCGGGAGCGGTCGCGCCGGCATGATACAAGCGCGTCGACTCGGCGATCTCCGCGTTGAGCCGCTTGGTCGCCGCGTACAGCGGATCCGTCGCGATGCGCAGCTGCTCGGCCGAGGCCGCGTCGGCAACCTGGGCGTCATGCGATGCCCGCACGACCGACGCGAGTTGAGCCTGTTCGCGGGTCAGTTGCTCGGCTGCCATGCTTTCGAGACGCATCGCGGCCGCATTGGCTTGGCGCTGGGCGATCTCATTCGCCGCCTGCTGCTCGTTATATTCGCGCGACTTGATCTTGGCGTGTGCCTGGAACTTCGCATAGGCAAGCTCCGCTTCCCGGACCGCCTGCGCCTCGAGCTCGACGGCTCGTGCCGCCATCTGCGCGGCGAGCACCTTCTGGTCCGCTGCGTCCTTGGCTTCCTGAGCGGCACGTCGCGCCGCCGCAAATTCCTTATCGTACAGCGCCGACTCTTCCGCGCGGATACGCTGCGCAAGTTCCGTCAGGCCCTGCTGCTCCGCCGCGGTCGCCTTGAACTCGGCATTCATCGCGCGGATCTCTTCCCGCGTCTTTCCGAACGTGCTGTTTTGCCGCTCGAGCTGCGCTACCATGCGCTCGCCGGCTTTCTCGACGCTCGCCATAGCGATGCGGGCCGTCTGAAGCTCGCGCGACGCGGCATTCCCGAATGCGACGATGTTCGACGTGCCACCAGAGACGTCGACCATGCCGCGGGTGGCGCGCTCGATCTTCGTCGCGTCGGCCAGGACCTTGGCCTCGGTCGAGTCCATTGCGGCCTGCAGCTGGATCAGCTCGCCGAACGACTCACCGGTATCGATGATGAAGCCGACTTCAAGTGCCGGGGAGGAATCGTCCATGGACATAAATCATCCTCCCCGGTCACTACCCCAGCAGCGCGCGCAGCTGGGCTTCCTCGATATCCAGCTCGCGCTGGGTCACAGGCGCCCGCCATGGCGGCGGGCAGTTCTCGCTTTCGGCACGGTGGCCCTCGGCGAGGTACGCTTTCGACAGATTGCGAATGAGCCGAGCCTCCCAGGGCTCGAGCTGGACACAGGTATTTTCCTGCCATGCGGCGATCTCTCGCCAGCTGAGCGGCACCGAACCCATCCCCGCCGCTTCGGTCAGGCCCATCTCGATCAGGTGACCGATGATATGGGGCGCCGGATTTGGCGGCATAACCGGATCGATCTTCTTCCGCTTCAGATCTTCCAACCGGCTCAACACTGCTCCGGCCGGTTCTTCTTTCCCGCGTCGACTACGGGCATCCGGCTTTGGCCTGGCGTGGAGCCAGGCCATCTGCCGGATGTAGAGGGTCAGGCCGCTTTCGACGCGGCGCTGAAGTTTCCCCAGTCACCCACGAACTTCGCCACCTGGCGGGTGATATGGCCGAGACCCTGGTTGGAATAGACGATGCGGGCCAGATCCTCACCGGTGACAGGCTCGGCCGCGCCTTCCGGCTGATATTCGAAATTCTCGAACGACGCCGTGAGGGCGGCGAGATCCTCGGCGGTTTCGGCAAGCCGTTCCTCAGGCGCCGCAGCGGTGATCTTGCCGTCGTTGTCCTGCATGCGCTTCAGCGTGCGGGCGTTCTGGCGGGACTCGACGACGCCGAATGCCTTCGAGCCCGGGCCATGCAGGTGGATGCGGACAGGCAGCGTGCGCTCGTCATCGGCGAACAGCAGCTCGCCGGCCGGGTTCTTCAGATGCAGGGCGGCGGTGGAGACGACGGCGAGCATTGCGATATTGAACTTCATGGGATTGATCCTTCGCGGGAGGATGGCGCACCAACCCGCCCCGCACCCGCGATAGCGAGGCGAGCTGGTGCAAAAGGAGCCGGCGTCGCGGGCGCCGGGAGGGGGGAAAGAGGTTAGGTCGCCGACTTGACGATCTTGGTGCAGATCTCGACCGTCGGCGCGGCCATCAGCATCGAGTCGGCGCCATCGGCGGTTTCCGGCGAGCCGAACGACCGGCCCTGGAAGTACCGCTTCGCGCCGTCCTGATAGGTGACGCAGAACGAATAGAGCTTCTGGGTCTCGTCGTCGGAGGCGGTCTGCAAAAGCGTCTGACCGGCGTCGAGGGCGTCGATCGCGATCGAGGGCTGCAGCGCGCCATAGTCGGCCGAGCCCTTATACTTCTGCTTTGCGCCCTTGAGCGGCTGGAACTCGACCTTGGCGAAGCTCGCGCCGAACGAGCCCAGCTTTTCGACCTGGCCGATGTCGACGAAGGTCAGGGCCTTGTAACCGGTCGAGTCCTGAGTGGCCGGCGCTGCGGCCGAGATACCGAGCGACGAGCCCGCTGCAGTCTGGGAACCCATAATCATGCTCCTAATGTCGTAACGCCAGCGCTGGCCGGCAGAGGATCGCCCGCCGGGCGGCGGGCGAGCGGGTTAGCTGGCGGTGCCGCTGGCCTTGCCGGCCTTCGCGGCGGGGGCCGCAGGCGCGTCTTCGGTGACCAACTCGACCAGGCCGGCGACGCGATAGTTTTCGAACTCGCCCGCCGGGAAATCGGTCGTGTCGCCCTTCGTGAAGCTGCGCTCCGTGCCGGCGTCGTTGAAATCGCGGGTAACGGTGCCGCGGATGGTCTTCTCTTCGGTATCGGCCATGATGGTCTCCTTGGGGTCAGGCGGGTGCGTCGAAACTGACGCGGAAATCTTGGGTCTGTTCGAAGGTGTTGCCGGGGCCGCGCGCGTCGGGGCCGCGGCCGGCGGTCAGCACCGAAACATTGGTGGCGCCGGCGTAGCTGCCGGTCCGGCCCGCGCAGGCCCTCACGGCGCGTTTGATCGCCGCCCTCTGCTGCTCATAAGTGTCGGCGCGCACGGTGACCGAGATGCGATCTATCGTTCGGACCGTCCCACCGCGTTTCAGCATCTGCTGCTCGACGCAGCTGACCAGGCGCACGAGCAACGCCGGCAACACGACTTGCTCTGGCAGCGCACCGGCCTTGATCTGTTCGGCCGCGACCAGCTCGGTCAGCGGCGCGTGAGCGAGCAGCAGCTCGCCGATGATATCGACACCGGTCATGCGTCATCGCCTTCCGGTTCGGCGCTGGCGACGATCCCCGACGGGGTCACATGCGCATTGATGTAGCTCTGCGCCGCGGCGATTGCGTCGGCGCCCTTGATATCGAGCGACGGCCGCAGGAACGGATGCGGCTTGGCGCCGGGGTGCCAGACGGTTTCGCCGACGAACTTGCCGCCGATGATCATCGTGCGTTTGTCCGAGGCGTTGATCCGGGAAACGCTTTTCCCGCCGCGCTCTTCTTTGGCGATCGTGATGAAATGGGCGTCGGTGCCGTATTCCAGCCAGTTGGCGATCGCTCGCCCCCAGCCCTTGCGCACCGTAATCTTGACGGTGATCCGGCCAGCTTCCGCCTTGCTGCGCATGACGAGCGCGTCGTCGACGTCGGACGAAACCGATCGCTCTTTCGCCTCGGCCAGGATGATCTTCCCGCCGGCGCGTGCCGCGCCGCGCAGAACCTTCTTTTCCAACTCGCCGGGCAAGCGCTTGATGAAGCGCCGGACCTCGGCACCGCCGCGGCTCGTCGCCATCAGCTGCGCGTCGCGCGAGGATTGTAATCCTCGACCATCAGCTCGGTACCGCCGCGCCGGCCGAGCTCGGCCGGCCCCGCGACGATCTGCATGATCCGATCGCCGAGCACGAGGCGCATGCTGGGGTCGATATCTTCCCGCCAGTACATGCGGACCCGCGCGGGTCGCGTGCTGGTGGTGAAACCACCCTCGAGCTGCTCGCCCCGGCTGGGCAGCTTGTCCTGGATGCCGACCCAGATCTCCTCGACCAGTTCCCATTCGTCGGCGCCGGCGCTGCCGAAGCTCGTGCTCGGCACCTTGCGCTCGAGGCGCACCAGGTCCTCCAGTTCGCCGGGACGAACGACGATCATCCGACCGACTGCGCCATGTAGCGGCCGATCATCGGGCGGAGCTGGTCGTCGGTGAGCTGCGGCGCTTCGCGGTTCACGAAGAAGTCCGACAGCGCGAGCTTCACGCAGTGGACCACCATGGCGGGCACCTGGTCGACCGTCGACCAACCGGCCGCGCCGACCAGCTCGCGGCCGAGGAAGCTCTCGATCCGCCCCTGCGCCGCGGGGATCAGCTCCAGGACCTGCGCGTCGGCGCTGCCGCTGACGCGCAGGAAGGCACGCGCAGCGGCGATCGTCAGCACGCCGCTATCGATCGCCGCCACGTCGACCATCGCTTAGGCGGCCGTCTTTTCGCCGGCCTTCGCCGGGGTGTGCTTATCGGCGATCTTGCGATCGACGAGATCCTTCTCGACGTCGGTGTCGAACTTGGCGACGTCGTCCTTGTTGTAGTGAGCGCCGACGGAGTGGGCGTGGTTGAACTTGACGGTCATGCTGGTCTCCAGATGCACCTCGGGCGGCCGAAGCCGCCCGAGGTGAGGTTGGTTGTGATGGACGGCGATCAGGCCGCAGGCGGGT